ACCGTGGCACTTGTGTATTTGACTATCTTGGCCCTGCCCTGTGGGCTGGCATTGACGTACTGGCCAACTGATGCTGCACTAAACGGCGTGCCGGTTGAAGCTGTCAACGTAACCTTGCCAGAAACGGCAGACGGGGTCAGAGTGCCAGACGGATTAGATATCGATACTGTAAACGCATACTTGGGAATACTGTCAAATGACAGCGTGCTTGCAGTCCAGGCAGAATCGTTGGCACCGCGAACAATCTTTACCGGGTTAATGTCCTGGTGGCAGACAATCAAAGTATCTGCTGACTGTGTCCAGGTTAGATTGGCTAGCCTAGCACCAGTAAGGCCATATGAGCTGGTGTCTAGGTAATCGTTTGCCCCTGCGTTGATGGCCAGCTGCTGAACGGCGTTTTTAAAAACATACATCCGATTATGGGTAAAACACAGCATATAGCTGTCGGATGTAGAGAACTCAAACGGCACCAGGCGCACGCCATTGCCTGCGGAGTCCGAGCCTGCGTTTGGCAGGGACATAATGTATTTAGAACCGGGTCTGCGCCTAATCCCACCCTGGGGCTGCACCACCACATTGGTGGCCTCCTCAAGGGCGTTAGCGTAAGCCTGTAGGTCAACCCTAGCCCTCAATAGGGGATCGAGCTCCCCGGTTGAGAAGTTGGTTTGGATTGACGTAAAACGTGCCATCAGTTCCTCACATCGATCAAGCTGTAATCTTCAATAACAGAGATTGGCTGGCCCTGGCCATCGATGGTGGTGGCTGTACGCATATACCCACCCCGGCCATTTTCTGACGCAGCTCCAATAGCAATCTGCTGCCAGTATTGGGTTTTGTCGATCTGGTCTGTAATTGGCAAAGACAGGTGCCAGGCCATCATGTACTTGAGCAGCTGCACAAAGTAGACCGGCATCTCGTACTCTTGGACGGCATAGGGATAGTCGGCGTAAATGGTTGTCTCGTTGGTGAGCAGCTTGTCTTGGAATATCCGGTAGCCTTTAATCGGCCTGGCACCAATAGCGTTGGTAACAAATACCTGCCTGGGAGGCCCAATCCGATCACCTGGCAACTGGTATTCGTACCTGTATTCTGTGGTTGGCGTAGTGATTAGCTGAGATAGCTGAATCTTTTTGTAAACAAAAGACCACGGATAATTTAAAAGTGTTTGATTCTTGATGTCTGGGTATAGTCGATCACATACATTGGCTGCGTTGGTTCCCTCATTAAACGATGAGATAGCCTTGGCACCCAGCATCAAGAGAGCGTCTGAACAAATCGATAGTGCGGAATCACCTGCTGCCATTTGCGTTACTCCATATATCTCTTACCCAACCGCCTGAACCAGAGCCTTTGGGCTCTCCGTGGAAACAAACCACTTTTGCATCATCTGGTTTTGGCTTGCCAATAAGATGAAATTTGTATGAGAAGATTCTATTGGGGAATATCTGTTGCCACAAGCAGTCTGGCTTTTGATTCTTAGCAATAAAAGCCTGATCTCCAAGATTCAAGCTCCCAGAGTACATAGTCATATAAAACGATGGGTCTGACTTAAATGTCAGGTAAATGTGCGAATAGTCCCCGTTCCAGGCCATCATCCCACTTGCCGGGGTGTCGCGCTTGCCCAGGTCTTTGAGCATCGTGAACTTATGGGGATACTCGGCCAGCTCGGTCAGATCACCACAGATAACGGTATCCAGGTCAAAGTAAAGCACCGGGCCATCAAATACCCAAGAGAAGAGCTCGATCTTAGACCACCAACCTGGCCACCCGTGCTTGAGCGGTATCCGCTCGCAGGGTACGTCTACATCTGAGAAACACACAAACCTATGGTCTCCAAGGTTCTTGGCAACCATATTCATCAGTCTTTCCACATCGGCTGGGGTATAGGGTTCTTTGCCAGCTGATTGGCTAAAGCGGCCAGACTTGAGAACGCAGGCAACAGTTAACATGGGGCTCCTAAAACTTGGCGGGTATATCCGCTAAGAGAGGTTACACCATCCATGCGCCCATGTTCTTTGTGTATGCACAAAAACCTTTGCCAATGCTCAATATTATTGGTAGGTGCAAATATCTTGTCTGGTTTGCTGTCTGGGTATTGAGCGTGGTAATCGGTGCTACTAACACTTAGTGGAATACCGGCCATAATTACCTCATCGAAACCCATAGCCCTGGCCCAAATTGCGGCCACAACGCCGCTCGATCCTTTTATTCCAACCATGCTAGCCCACCAGTAATCCACATCATTTCCAACGATGCCTGCCCTGGCGTGAACCTTTATTGGCCTACCTGCCTTGGTTTTGTATTCTTGAGCGTAGCTGTTGTGCTGCGTCCAGATATGATCAATCTCAGGAACTATTGCAGCTGCGTTATTGACCCCAACGATGGTGGCACCTGGGCGCAGCTTGAGTGCGTTTTCTAGGTCTTCAAAGACACAAGGGGCCGCGCCACAGATAATGGCACACCCCTTGTGTTGTACATCATACGGCTGCGGCATCACAATCGGGAGCTTATGGCCCCCTCTTGATTAGTCCGTATCCGTGTTGGCTAATGTTGTGCCATCGTTCACATCAACTACGCCTGATGCGTTAGACAGTACATATACCAAAGTTGCTACAGCGGTTGAACCTGTTGACGTTACACAGTAAATCAGGTCTCCAACTTCCAGGGTATCAGCCAGGCTGTTGAAGTAACCAGTTGTGTTGACATCAGCAATGGTGTCAGTTGTCTTGTAAGCGTAGATCGATGGTGCATTGCCACGCTTATTGGGGCTGACAGAGTTTAAGCCAGTAATAGAAAAAGCCATTGTCGTTCTCCTTATACCGAATCGGTTGTTTGGACTTCGACAATACCTTCAGCATCGATGGCAATTGCACCGGCTGAGAATACTGCGTTGACCAAAAAGCTGGTCTTCTCAGGGATGTAATTGATTTCCGTGCGAGGAGCGATACCCTCTGCATAGCCGATAGCATCACGGTGGAAAGCCCACAGCTTGCGCTCAGACGATGCAACAGGAAGACCACCCTCGGCGCGGTCACCGATTGTGTGGAAAGTAAAGCCGAGGAACGTGTTGAGCTCTCCAGATACCAGGGCGCGGACAGTATTGAAATCTGCGCTGGTAACCGAGGTCTCAGCAAGTAACGATGCCAAAGAGTTTGCGTGGATGATCATGTGGCGGTTGTCCATTGGGACGTTGCCTTTGTCCAGCAATTTCTTAGCAGCACGCAGTTTGGCTACGTTCAGGCCAGTATTAGTACCACCCTCGTCTTCGGTCACGATTAAGCTTGTGCTCGAACCTGCGAGTGCGTCCAAAACGATCTGGTCTTGACGGCGGCCAATAGCGGAACCAACCACCTGGACAAGCTCAGAACGCTCGTCAAAGTTAACTTTAGCCTGATTGAAGATGTCGCTGTACTCAGCGGCATTGTAATCAGTCAGCGTGCAGGTGACGTTAGAGAACGCTACGTTTAAAGGGCTAACATCGGATTGGGGAACGCGCACGGTGGCTACGCCCTTGCCGACTTTAGGGAATTTTACAGTTGAGCCTTCGACACCCCGGCGCTGACGAACCGCACCTACCAATTGGGCTTTGCCCTGGTAAGCTTGCTTAACTTCAGCGTCAAAGAGCGTTACAAAGGCGTTTGATAATGAAATCGCCATTTGGAATCTCCAAGAAAGTTAAAAAGGTTTAGTCGCTTCGGTTAGCCGGTGTTCTGGGCCTCTTGCTTGCTAGTTACGCTAGCCGCTCGTCAGCATCCGCTGCGGTAAGGGTCGATGGATATCGATTGGCCTTAAACGAATATCTAACGGTTCTAAAAATAAAATGCAAGAAAAAAAGCCACCGGTGGTTAGCCGGTGGCGTTCAAGCCTCTCCTTGCGGAGAGTGAGGAGGATTAGTTACCGAAAGTCGATGCAAACATCCGCTCGACTTTTGACCTGTAAGCCGGGTCTGTCTTGTACTTTGGATCAGCCACCATCGCGTAGAGCTCGTCCTTGCTAGCAGAGCCCTCAACCGGAGCAGACTGTAAAGGAATCTTCATCCCCTCGTAGGTCTCCCGTATCTTCATAAAGACACGCACCCCAGCAGCTGTGCCGCCCATGACCTTGAATTCCTCAAAGTCATCCTTGCTGAGTATTCCCTTGCGAACCAGACCAGCACCCCAATCGCCCATGCCCTTGATGATGGCATCTGCGTTGGGGCCAAGAGCTTTGCGCTCTTCCTCAATGGTGCGAGATATCTGTTGAGCTTGCTGCCCGTTCATGGCAACGACATCGCCAACCAGCTTGTCTAGAGCCGCTTGAGATATCCCATATTCTTTTGCCCACCCCATAACGTGGCCACGCACCGGGTCATCCTCTGGAATATCTCCAAAGACCGAGGTGTCGTATTTGCCGTCAGCTGGCGGTTTGTGTTTGCCTTGAGCTATCTGCTTTCGCAGGTCTTGCCAGCTCTTGGCTATGCCCTCCAGGTCTGGTGAGGAATCGTCCTTTTTCCAGAAGTTCTCTGGCCACCAATCTGGACGCTCTAGTGGTGTATCGTCATCTTGCTCCTCGCGGTGCTCGATGTCTGAACTGCTTGGGTTTGCCTGCTGGCCTTGGTCTTCAGTAATTGATACCGAATCGAGTAGGCCAGCTTCTTGGCTTTCGCCGCTGGGCTCGCTTGCTTGGGTTTCCATTCACAGGCTCCTTGCCTTTTTGATCCGTGCTTCCAAATCTCGCACCACGCTGTTCTGCCCTTCACGGTAGAAAGCGAATGAGGGATCGCTACCCGGCACGGCAACGGGTTGCTCCAGTAGGGCAGCTCGTAACCACCCCATCAATTTCTGGCCATCTTCTGAGCCGAGCACCCGCAGGCAGAGCTTGTTTAAATCTTCTACCGCCTGCTGCGCTCCACGGATATCTGTTGGTATGGCCTCTAGGTCTTCCCAGCCGCCAGACATCAGGTCATGCCCCCAACCAGCTGCTCAACCATCTCGGGGTTCTCCTGGGCCACCTGGGCCGCCTGCTGGGCCATCTCTTGCGCCTCGGCCATTTTCGCCTCGCGCTCGGCCTTGGTCATTCGGATCGACTGCGGAATGGCCAACTTCTCAGCAACCATGTCGAGCATATCCCCAACCTTGATTGCCATCTGACCCTCTGGGCCAGCCTGGGCTGCAATCTGAGCGTACTGGAGAATGTTGCTGACATCTTCCATGTTCTGGGCCATCGCCAGCGGAGCTACAGCTGAGACCTTGATCTCCAGGCCGTTGACCCGCAGGGGCATTGTGATAATGCCGCGCTGATCCATAACTTCAAGAATCTTGGTAACCACGGGAATCAGGGTCTCGTTGATCAACCGGCCAAAGGCAGAGCCCAGGTTCTGCGAGAGCTCCTTCATCCGCTCAACCACCTCGGTAGCTGACCTGGCCGACATATTGTCCGGTGGCAAAGACTCGTCTAGCAAAATGCGCTTGATGTTTTGTACCAGGTCATTGATTACCAGCTGCGACAAGTTGAAGTCACCAGCTCGCGGCAGGGCCTTGAGCGACTCACCTTGTGGCCCACCATTACGCGCCACGGGAATAATGGCACCTGGGACAATCTTGATAGTTGCCGGGTTGAGCACGCCGTCATCAGCTGCGGTGTAGACACCGGCAATTGATAGAGATGCATTTTTAAGCACCAGCTCTTTGACCTTGTTTAGGGTCTTAATGTCTGGCATTGCGGTTATTACCGGGCCGCGCCCATAGATCTCGCCAGCCACCTTCATGTACCGGCTGACCACCCAGGGACTAGTCTTTAGCCTGCGGTAAACAATCTCTTGCTTGGTGTCCTTTTGGATAACGTGGTAGCAGTAATCACCGCGCAGGTTATCAAAAACTGTGGCCTCTACAAACTCAAAGTCTTCAGTTGGCTTTGCCTCAATTTTGAGTTTTAGTTGGCCATCGATCTTGGCATCTTTCCATTGACGCTGGATTGATTCGCCCTTGATCCGCATACGGCGATAGACGTTGTCCACCTGGCCATTGGCACCCTCTTCAAACGCTACAAGGTACTGAGGCACCGGCACAAAGTTTAATGGGTTAACGTCATCGCCTGGCTGCACCATCATTACAGCTGTGCCGATAGAGAGGTCTAGCAAGAACTCGCCCATAGCAATGTCAAAGTTTGACTGCTTGAGCGTGGCAAATAGTTTCTCGGTGTAGATGTCGAGCGCGGCCTGCGCCTCGCCCCTGCGGTCATCTGGAATGTCTGCGCCTGGCTCAAGCCTTGCCCACTTGCGCTGCGGGGGGAAGATTCCTGATTGCAGGCGGTTAGCAAATCGCTGCGTGGAGTTGATCGCCGTGGAATCAAACACGCGATTCATTTTCTTTGCGCCGCCAACCTTTCCTTCGTAATACCCGTCATAGAGATTGCGCTGTGGAAGAGCAAACTCGTAGGCATCCTCGTAGAGGTCTCGGAAATCATCCTTCTTGCGTAACGCCATGTCGTGCCGCTTGAGCACATCCTCTGGCGATAGTCTCATCATCTCAGCCATTATTTAGTCCTTTTTGTGCCTTTGCGCGAAATTACGGGCCGCTTCTTTGCTGCCGAAACCCCACGCTTTGAGGGCGAGCTTGAGGCGGGTTGGTCTACCTTTTTCGTCCGTGAGAGGCCCAGCCATGCCGCCAAATCGCGCAGCAAAGCTAACACGCCTTGGGTTCGTTCCAGACTTGACCGGGGATTTGAGGTTGCTGCCTTCTTTGTTCTTGAAGTATTTGCGGCCTGCTTCATTTAGTCCACCTTCTGGGTTTTGATATTTTTTCTGTACCATTATTCGTACCAATCTATCCGCACGATTGCTGGATGGGCTTGAGAGTTGACATTAGTAAATCTAAATAAATAAGTAGTCAAAGGCTTTAAGACAAACTCCTGACTGTAGCTTTCAGCACCGCCACCCTTATTGCCTGCCGGGATAAACTCTGCGTAGATCTCTGTACCTAGAGCAGACACGGTTGGGCCAATGACTGCGGCGGCCACGCTTGCTGTAGTGTTGATTCTGTTACGCCGGTTAATGGTTAGAGCTGTGCCACCGCTAGTAGTCGGAGCCTCGTAGATAAAGAACTCAGACTCGCCGGGTGAGCTGTAAGAAAATACTGAATGAGGCGTGTACCCAGCTGGCCAGGCAATAGCAATGTCTACTGAGGCACCAGCTGCAAGCCCTGCCGCATACGAGTATAGCTTGTAGACATAGTAGGCTCTGCCTTCATGCAAGCGCAAATGGTTTACATCGATTACCGGAAACGGACGATCAGATGCTGTTAGATATGTAACGCCATCCTTATCAATATAAGTCGGAGTTACAAATCTAGACTTAGTCGTGAACGATTCTTGCTGAACCTGGATGGCCATTAACTATCTTCATCCTCTTCATCTAAATCCATAGCCTTTTTCAAATCCATATCATTTGCTTTTTTGCGGCCCTGTCTTTGAGCTAACATCTTGGCCACTTTTTTGTGAAATGCCGTAGGCTTACGCGGCATCTCGCCATCGTCTTCTTCGCCTTCTTTGTTTAAATAAATTTCAATTTTCATTATTTATTCTTTGGCTTCATTGCGGTTTTAGCTGCCTTCTTAAATGCCTCGGCAGTCGGTGCGCCTGGTGCGCCAGGCTTACGCATCTTCTCGCCAGAGCCCTCGGCTATACGTTCACGTTTTTTATGGATGTTGGCATAGAGTCCGGGCTTCATTTTTTGGCCATCCCTGCTTGAGACATTGCGATTGCTACGGCTTGCTTTTGGCTTTTAACTACCGGGCCACCTTTACCTGAGTGCAAGGTTCCAGCTTTGTACTCGCGCATAACCTTGGCCACTTTTTTCTGCATCTTGTCTTTTTTGTCCATGATTGCCCCTATGCCATCGGGCCTGCGCCCAGGGTTGATTGGCCAACACCAGCTTCAGGTGTCAGACGCTGCTCAGACAACAGGGCTCTTCCACCACGGCGAGCTCTACGGCGAGCTGCCAAAGTTTCTTCTGCGCCAGATTCTGATTTTGCCCCAGCTTTTTTTATTGCGTCATCCATGCCTGGGATCATTTGAGAAATTGGGGTTAGATCCTTCTTTTCTTTTACAAGTCCGGTTTTTTCGCCAATTTTTTGAACGGTTTTTGTAACTGCACCCATGATTAAACTCCTATGCGATTTCAGATGATCCTAAAGTTTGTATTCCCTGCTCAGGGGCAACCCGAGCAGCCGATAACAACATCCGTGATCCACCACGCAACCTGGCCATACGCTTTGATGCGGCCTGCTCGCCTAGCTCTCTGCGTTCTTCTTCAGCCTGTATCTTGAGCCGCGCATTTTCTTTGCGTGTCTCTTCGATAGCTCGCTCTTGTGCGCTGGTGTCTGGTTTTTTAAACATCCCGCCCATGCTTTACCTCGCCATTAAAAAATAATCTACGCCATCTGTTCCGTACTTTCGCATCAGACACTCTTCCTTAAATCCAACCGCTGATGCCCATTTGTACGCCCGTGTATCCGTAGATCTAACGGTTATCTGTGTTCTATGCAATCCCATAGATATCGCAGAGATATCTAATACTTGCTTTGCGCTCTTGGTAAACGTAACCGGCATTGATCTCATAACGTCATCTGCTACTAACCATGCCTCGGCAACGCCCTTCCAGATTGAGACGAACCCAAAGATAGCCGCTGGTTCGTTGTATACGAAAGCGGTAACAGCTGCGCCCATCTGTTCCTGTTGATCAAAAACATCGATGGCCTCCTCTCGGTTGGCAACAACCAGCACTTCCTCGGATTTGATATTTATCCGAGAGGCATGGTTTTTGTGGAACGGCATAAAGAACAGGCCCGTTCTTCTGCGGTTGTCGTTGAGTTTCTCAGCGAGTTGTAAAGACATCAAAGTCGGCATTGACCACCGTTTGAGCTATCTGTGTGTTTTGGGCAAATGCACTCTTGGTCATGCGCCTGTGTTCGCCGCCACCGAGAAGCAGGTATCCGAATGCGTCACCAACGTGGGAGTGCTCGTTTTTATTTGGGCTATCTCTGAATCTTTCCTGGCCAGCTCCTACGGATACCCGTTTAAAATGGTACCCACCGGCTAACGATTTTCGGAGGAGCTTGCATTGCGTATTGACAATCAATCCAGGTTTGCCGTTTATGAGCCGCTGCATCGGGGCGGCACCTGCCTCACGCCTGACCTTGAAGTCGTTAGATGGCGTGGGTTGAGCTCGCAGCCCCAGGGTTCTCAGGTGGTCAAAAGCGGTGACCTCATAGATCGCGTCCCTCTGCATACCGGCGGGGTCACCCCAGACCATCAGCTGCGCTTTTGGAAACCTCGCATTCAACTCAGCCAGGAGCTGCTGGCCGAACCGCTCCAGGCCCATATCAAAAGTCACAATCTCATGCAAAACTATCCAACGCCCGTTAGCGAGCCGCTGACCTATGACCGCAGCTGGCGTAAGACCAAAGTCTAGGCCCACTTGTAGCGGTATGCTTGGGTCATAGTCCACCTCGCCGCTCATCAGGTTGTCATCGTACTCAGACCAGACGGGCTTGCCCTCTTGGACGTAGGTGTATTGGCCCTCGGCATAGCACCGAATCCAATCCAGGTTCTTGCCCAACAGCATTTGCTGGTAGTAGCCAGGCGGTAGGTTAGAGATATTTTCTGCTTTAGGGTTTAGCTTCCACCACCGGCCAGAAGAGAAGATGTGATCGTTGGCCTCTGGGTTCTCTGGTAGGTCACCCGGAGATACCTCGATCACCCCGCCTGGTTGCCTGTAGAACTTCCACGCATAGGGCCCGGTCATCTTTTCTTTCTCGGCCATCCTGAAGTACCAATGGTCATCATCCATCGGGTTGGTGTCGAGCCAGATGCCGTGCCAGGTGGCACCGCCGTCTCGCTTGGTGGGGTAGCGGCCAACCCGGTGGGTAAGCCCATCGATCACCGCCTTGGGCAGCTCTCGGGCCTCGTTGACCCACGCACCCGTGAGCTCAAGGGAGAGCAGCTTGCGGACATCCTTGGGTTGGTCTAGGGCCAGGAAGATCACCTCGCAGTCGATCCCAGATGCACCCTCTCTTGATGGCAGGCGTATGTGGTGGGTAATCGGTGGTGTCCAAAGCATCGGCCCGAATGTGTTTTCTGGAAACAGGTCTTGCCAGGTCTTGATCGTGGTGGTTTTGAGCTCCGGGTAGCTGTTACGCACAATTACAAACCGGGTATATCTGATGCCGTCTACGGGGCTGGGCTTTTGCCTTACAGCTCGCATCATTATTTCAGCTGCACAGGCGTAGCTCTTACCCGATCCCACCGGCCCCATAAGGCCACGGACAAACGCATCAGACTGCAAGAACCCCCAGACTGATGGAGACCTGGAGAAATCTAAATTCAGTCCGGTAGATGGGGTTTGTTTTTGGCTGCGCTCTTTAGTTTTTGTCATTCTCTTTTCGTATATCTATGATGATTGTTATCACCACTATGGCCATCATTGAAAGAAAGAAAATACCTGCGCTTTGAGCGTTCAAGTGGGCAATGCTATTGATCCAATCTTGTTTCATCTTTCACCTCCACATCGATGGGTTCTGGGGCCTGGACGTTGATTCCGATTACTGACGGTTTATCTGATCCATCGTCCGGGCTATCCAAGAGCCCAGACGCTTTAGCAAGTAAGCGGAGCACGCCAACTTTGTCGTAGAGTTCAACGTCCAGCGTCTGCGAACCATCCTTCTCACGCTTGACCCTGATATTTTTGATTGCCTGCAAGGCGTGGTCAGAAATTTGACTTGCCGCTTTAACCTTGACATTTCCGTCCTCGTCCCAAGTTAGGATATCTGTGATCTTAGTGTTGGCCATGCACAGCAAAGAAAACGCAATGGCCTCTCGGTTTTCCACAATCGTGGCAGACCTCTCCATGCGCCTAGAGATCGAGCGCACCCCGCCCCAGTTCTTGAGGCTGGGTACTTGCTCGGATATGCGCGACTTAGGTCTGGCCATCAGAACGGAATATCTTCATCGAGATCCACAAACCCGTTGGCTTTAGCTTTGTTGTGGTTGTCCTGGGCCGGGAAAGGTTTGTGAGCTGCGGAGTAGGAATCACCCCTGGACACCACCTCTTTGCCAATCTTCACCTGGTACCAGGTCTTTCCATCCGAGTTCTTTGGGTTGACCTCCAGCCAATGGGTCTTGCCATCTGGCAGCATTACCTTTCCACTAAAATCTGCGTGCCAATCTTTTTCTTTCTTATCGTTTGGCCAGGCAGAGCCCTGACCTGGTTTCATCTCATACGCCATGTGTATATCTCCTCAAGGTTGTAGGTCTGATTCTTTGATTGCAGCCAGGTACTCGTCAGCTTGCATCAGAGCTATCTTCTGAGCTGCCAGGGCCTCTGCAATCTGTGCCACGGTAAATCCTCTGCGTAGCAATTGCAACACAAAGTCACGCAAGATATCTTCCATCGTCATACATCTCCTCCAAGTAAAGTCAAAAACCTGTGCCATGAAAATGTGGGGAAAATTTGAGGGGTTCACCCCCGGACATACGTCTGGGGTGGGGGGGGGCATGGGTGCCTCTGCCGGGCCATCCCGAACCGCCCTGGCCACCCCTCCCACCCGTGTCCAGATGCATAGGAACGTATGCCTTTGTACGGAATCGCATAGCAGGCTCTGGCTGGCCTTGCGCTGCCCTGGGTAAGCAAGGGTAGCCACCCATCTCTACGGAGCCAGCAGAGAGGCTGTAATCGCGTCCTAGAGGCATCAGCATCCGGTAGCCTCCCCTGCCAATTGCTCACAGACCTCAGACAACCGCAGGTGAACTGGCATGGTCTGGCAGGCATCGATGAACCTAGCCCGGCTGACCCCAACCTCGCACATGATCGCAGCGCAGCGCAGGTCAACCTCATCGATCCGTGTTGTCCTAACAAACCTATGTTTACTTATGTCTTCATAAATACTTAATACCTCTTCATAACCTATGTTTTTCTGTGTTTGGACAACACCTGTGTTGTCTATGATGTTGTCTATGAGAGGCTCTACATTGACAACCTGTGTGTTGTCTATGTGAGGTGTCTTTGGTGTTGGTTTTGCCTTTGGTTTCCTTGCCACGATATCTCCAATCTTCTCTGGTTTGTTGTAGTGAAATCCATCCCTGCCAGCTAGTCCTCCGAGGAGCTCTTTGAGTCTCTTTCTGTTGGCTGCCATCTGCTCCTCTGTGAACTCAGGCTCGGTGGCCTGCGCTGTTTCTGCTTTGATCTGGTGTGGTGGCCTGGTATCTTCCTGTCCGCTGGTGATAGCTATCGCATCCCCTGATTTGATCTCTGGGTCATAGATCACCCTGGTTGTGTTGGCTCGCTCACCCCTGAATCCCTTTGACATGACCTCGATGTGGCCACGCTCTCGCAGCTGCTTCATGGCCCTGGCTACCTGCTGCTTGGCCACGCCCAGGTGCTCGGCGATCCTCTGCTGGCCAACCCAGGTGATCCCGGCACGGTTAGCGTATGAACACAGCAGCACCAAGACCTTGACCGAGAACCCGTGGAGCTCCGTGTCTGTCGCAGCTCGCATCGGAACAACGGCGAACTTCCTTTGGTCAGGCGGAGCCTGCTTCTCGATTATCTTGGGCCGCTTGGGCAGCTTGAACTCGATCACTTGCGCTGTGTTTGTTTGTGTTCCCATATCCTCATCATCTCTTCCCGTAACGCCACTCGGGCGGCTCGCCCTCTCTTCTCTTCCACAGCATCGAGGTAAGCCAGGCGGGTCTTCTTGGTGCGATATCTCTTGAGTACCCAGAGAGCTTCCCCGTGGAGCCAATACTTTTCAGAATAATTCCCAGTAGTGCCACCGTAAGACAGATTGACCAACCGACTATCAGGGTGCACACAGCCGCAAGACCGGCAGCGTAGCTCGTCACTCTGGGTGGTATGCGGAGCATCCGTTGACCCTCCCTGTCGTTGGCTTATCAAAGAACCGACACCATAAAAACCATCCCCGAAAGCTTACGTTCTTGCAGTCGGCGCAGCTCGACTTCTCTGGTTCTCCACGCAAGTCGCACATTGCCACCGCCGGTTCTTGCCCTGGTTCAATAGTTTCCATACCCCTCCATTCGCTTGTCTGCGGTGCCTGCAATGCGAGCACCACCTGGTTCCAAGTAACTCCTCTTCGCGCTTAGTAACGTGCTGGTAGAGCTCGTTAGGCATTGAGATCCTCCCTCACGGCCTTACAGAACCAATCCAGAGGCACCACAGCCCTCCAGGGTTGCCCAGAGCGTCTAAAGATCACCACAGGCACAGGCGAGCCAACAGAGCCCTCAGAATCGATTTCAGAGCTGGTGGTAACCGAGAGCTCCACCTGGCGGCACCAATCCTCGATGGCCAACCGCTCCTGGCGTTTGACCTCGATGCAAAACCGGCCTATCTCGATGTCGTGGCCACCGTCTCTCGCCTGGCCAAGCTTGCGCTTGACCTCAAACCCCAGCTGCTCGGTCAAGATTGCAGCTAGCTCGCGCTCGCCCGTGGCCCCCTTGTTACGCCTGCCCCGGCCATTCATTGGATGTCTGGCTGATTGGCAATCAGGGCATCTAGCCGGTTGTCCACCTCCAGGTGCTCGGCCAGGTGGGTCTCGATGAGCTCGTGCAAGATAGCCGTGCGATCCTTCTTTAACTTCTTGCTAGCAGCTGCCAGCAGGTGCCTGGCCTGTGGGCGCAGGCGAAAGTAGAACCCAGAAAACTCAGTTGTTGCCATATATCCCCCCGGTTAAATAGGCGTAAGGATATACCTGTGGATATCTTTTTTGCAATAGGGTGTTGACAGGCAGATATCTATCGTGCTCAACTCTCACCTGGGCGCAGATATCTGTGTCCATCAACTACCACAGATGGAGATTGAGAATGACAACCTACATTGCCTACTACCGCGTATCCACAGACCGCCAGGGCCAATCTGGCCTTGGTCTTGAGGCACAGCAGGCAGCTGTGGCCAACTACCGCGAGCAGATTGTTTTTGAATTTACAGAGATTGAGTCTGGCAAGAACGATAACCGGCCACAACTTGCGTTAGCTCTTGAGCTCTGCCGCAAGCACGATGCAGCTCTACTCATTGCAAAGATTGATCGCCTCTCGCGTGATGCGGCGTTCTTGCTGACGCTACGCAAGGCCGGTGTCGATATCGTTGCAGCTGATATGCCCAACGCAGGCACATTGGAGTTCGGCATCCGCGCTGTGTTCGCACAGCATGAGCGTGAAGAGATATCCAAGCGCACCAAGGCCGCGCTGCAAGCTGCTAGAGCTCGCGGTGTACGCCTGGGCTCACCCAACCCAGCAGCTGGTGGCGCAGTCATGGCCGCAGCAGCTGATGAGTACGCAGCCACCGTGGCACCGATTGTTCGCTCAATCGTGGCCAAGATGCCTGCTGCATCCCTGCGTGCAATCGCCAAGCAGCTTCAGGCCGAGAGCGTGCAGACCGCCCGTGGCGGCACTACCTGGTCACCATCCCAGGTATCAAACCTATTGCAGCGTCTAGCTGCTTAACCCCGAGGAGAGTAGATATGAGAAGAAAGTATGACCCCATGATTGACCCAAGGCTCAACCACGCCAAGAGCTGGCGCGATATGTTGCCGGTGGAGCCAGCTGAGGTAGATGAGCCAACCTGGCTCAAGGTGGCAGGCGCAGCTGCTCTGGCCGCGCTCTTTTTAATCGTTGCATTTGTCTGAGAGGCTCACGCTATGAACCAGAACGCATGGATTCTTGAGGAGCTGCAACGTGGAGCTCACGTTACGCCAATCGCTGCGTTGGCCGGGTGCCAATGCTTTCGCCTGGCAGCCAGGATCGCAGAGCTGCGCGAGATTGGCCACAACATCCACACAACTATGATTTACACCAACGGCAAGCGTTACGCGAGCTATCGACTAATCAAATCAAAAGGAAAAACAAAATGAAAGCTTATGGAAAAGTAACACCGGACGATCAGGCCAGCGGATCGATGCTGCCTGCCATCCTGGGCATCTCCGACTACTCCACACCCAACGACAGCTTACAGACCTGCATTCGGGCCATCGATGGCCTGGAGCGCGAAGACATCACCAACGAATCGATGACCTGGGGCAACGATTTTGAGGGCCGCATTCTGGTTCGCGCAGCTGAGAGGCTGGGTCTCGATAACCTGGAACTCGATCACCAGGCACCCTACCACCACAAGCTGCTCAAGCTTGCGTGTTCGCTCGATGGCACAGCCGATGGCCGCGGCCTGGTGGTTGAGACCAACCCAGACCTGGGCATCTACGTCATGGGCCAACCCAGTATCAAGCTCGATGGCGTGGGAATCATGGAAGCAAAGCTGACCGCAGCTGACGTAGAAGATGCCCCACCGCTTTATCGCGGCCCGGTGCAGCTGCAAGCACAGATGGATTGCTTTGGTGCCAGCTGGGGGGCTGTGTGTACGCTGTATAAGGGGACTAAGATGCGGATCTTTTTGTTCGCCAGGCATGAGCCCACGTTGGCCATGATCTCGCGTGCTGTCATCGAGTTCGAGGCCAAGCTGCAAAAGTACCGAGAGACCAAGGTTATCGATTGGTACCCGCCCAAGGATTCAGCTGATGCTAATCGTATGTTTCCGGTGGGCAATGAGGAAGATGAGGTGGTGTACCTGGGCGAGGAGGAAGACTACTGGGCGCACAGCATTCTGGAAGCCAAGAAGAAAATCGAGGCAGCTGAGAAAGACATTGACGATGCCGAAAAAAAGCTCAAAGAAATTTTGGGCAAGAGTACGCATGGACAAACCAGCAAGCATGAGATCTACTGGCCCATGCGCCACTATGAGGCCCAGCCATCTCGGATCACGCCAGCCAAAGAGGCCCGTGTGGTGCGTCAGTCCACACTAAAGATCAAGGTGCGGAAATGAACAAAATTTTAGCAAAACACTACGATGTATTTCGGAATCCAGCACCTTGCGATAATTGCTGGCACCGACAAAAGTGCAAGGAGGAATTGTTGGCGTGTGATGTTTTTTACGCATATGTATTGCGTAATCAACATTGGAAAAAAGCACGCAATCCTAATCGAAAGTGGTGGGACAAAATTTTTGTTCACGATAAAGATGACGAACACGATGAACTGGAGGGCAAAATATGAACTCGTTAGACCAAAAGCTTATGAACGCACGCCTGCAAGCAGCTCTCAAGTTGCAGGCTCTGTGCTTTGACGCTGCCAACCGAACACCCGGCAGCTTTATGAATCGAGACCGCGCAATGGATGTAGTCGATGCGCTCGTCACGGTGATGTTAACTACGATAGATACCTACACAACTGAGGAGAAACAAAATGCAAGTAGTGCAAAGTAACCAGGGCTTTGCCCCTGTCACACTCGATGAGGCTATGAGGTTCTCGGATATGTTGGCCAAGTCCCAGATGGTACCCAAGGCATACCAGGGCAAGCCAGAGGATGTCCTGGTAGCCGTTCAATGGGGCCGCGAGCTGGGCCTGGCACCGCTCCAGGCACTCCAGAACATTGCCTGCATTAACGGCAAGCCATCTGTCTACGGTGACGCAGCTATGGCCCTGGTACAGGCCAGCCCGGTCTGCGAGAACATCGAGGAATACTTTGAGGGAGAGGGGAGCCCCAACCCGGTGGCAGTCTGCGTTGCCCACCGCAGGGGACGCACGCCGGTCACGGTCAAGTTCTCAGTCGAGGATGCCAAGAGAGCCGGGCTCTGGGGCAAGACCGGCCCCTGGCAGGCGTACCCCAAGCGGATGATGCAGATGCGAGCCCGAGGCTTTGCCCTCAGAGATGCCTTCCCAGACGTTTTAAAGGGCCTTATAACCGTTGAAGAGGCTCAGGACTATCCGAGTTCTGGGGAGAAAGACATAACCCCGCCACGGCCCTCTAATCCTCTTGATGCTCTGGCTCCTCCCGCCACCAGTACACCAACCGAGGAGTTACAAACACCACCCGAATTGTTGGATCAGCCACCGGAAGAGGTAATGGAGGTGGTGGAGCAGTCCGAGGCCACCGAGACCGCCTGGGATCTTCAGATACCTGGTGGTGAGCCGAGGCCCTGCGAGAACGCCGGTAGCTGGGTTGAGGCGTACCTTGAGCTCGTTGGTAAAGTCGCAAAAGCTGGTAAGGCATCAGCTCAAGCCAGGCTCGATGGGCTAGGCAAGCTGCGGAACTCCAACGCCGAGCTGCTCAAGAAACTGTCAGTCGAGCAGCGCATGGAGCTCACCGCAGCTCTGGCCAAGTTCGTGACACCTCTCAAGGAAATGGCCGCAGCTGAGAAGAACTAAGCCACAAGGCCGGGAAGATAGACAGTCTTCCCGTCCTTCTTGGTGGCCGTTAGGTTTTGTTTCTTTAGGTTTGCCGGGTCATAGCTCACATGAACCCACCCGCTATCGGGTACACCAGGCGTGTAGAACTCAAGTATCAGCTGCGTGTATTCCAGGTTATCCATGATCCAAATTGCCAGGTCTGCGTTGGGGATGCCGGGTATCTCGATGTCAGCTGCTTGTCCTTTGCAATGGTCTGAGGTCTTGGAGCCACCCACCTTGGCGTTGACCTCGGGGTGTCTGAACCCCGAGTTCACCTTGACACCCTTGCCGTAGTGCTCGCGCACCGGCTGAAGTATCTTCTCGCACAGCAGGCGCAGGGCAGCAATCTCAACCTCGCCTGGCGTGTTGTCCATATCGTGGCGCAGAGCTGTCTCGCTCTTCACCATCTCAGACAGAGTAAAGTTGGCCGTCAGGTTTATTTCTTTTTCTCCAAGATCTCATCGAGCTGCTGGGATTTTTCCTTACTCCCTGCGCTCGATCCAAAGTAGTAGCCCAGCACCATCGTGACCGCGCTGGTTAGTGCTCCCAGGACATAGATCAGAATGTCCTTGGAGTTAGCGTCAACGTCCACAAAGATAATCACGGCGAACAGAATAAACGTGAGCCCCACGGTGCCGAGTGCCAGGATGGGTGTAACAATTTTGTTAAGCATTGGAGCAGCTGCGCTGGTGGCAATCTCGATCTCGCGCTTGCGAGCTGAGTCCATTTCCTTAACGTGAGACTCCAGCTCCGCGAGCTGGCCCTTCTGAGCCATCTCCATAAGCTTGGCCTGGGCCTCTGCCTTTGCGCCAGGGTCTGGCAGAACCTTGTCAAGAACCTTCTCTCCGATTGAGAGTAGAGCTGCGATTGGTAGCATCGTTATCCTTTCGTTGCGAGATATAAACCAATGTTGCTGAAAGCGTAACCGGCAAACACAATGGCCATTGCTAGGTTGCCCCTGGTGCCCTGTTCAAATCCTATGTAGGCGTATACACAGCCCACGAAAATAATGAGCCACGGGCTCATACGCGCTGGCCACGGAAGTAGGCAACGCCATCGATCACCTCGCACAGCTCGGGCGGCAACAGTTTGCCATTCTCAAACGTAAGCACACAGAAACCAGAGCACCAGTTCACCGGGTTCATCTCGGTGTAAGTAAACTGATCTCCATATGGTTCAGCTAGCGTTCCAGAATCTACGCCCCACCTGCGGCCATCGTAATCTGAGAACGGAGTAATCTTGAGCTGGTGTAGGTGGCCGGTGCAAATTGATCTACCTGATTTGAGCGCATTATTCCAAGTACTATGCACACCGTTATGCCATCGGTGTTTTATGATTACCGAGCCATTTATGTCTACTCGCCAGCCCGTGTGCCACCCAGGGAAGTACGCAAACAAATCGCTGAACTCGGAGAGCTCTGGGGCGTGAGATGCAATGTAATTAAATAGGCGCACATCGTGGTTGCCATATGTCCACAGTTTGGTTGCGTTTTTGGATGCGTTTGCAATCTCATCTAAGCGATCCTGGCACGCCTCAATCTCTTGCTTTGGTGTCGGAGGGTTAGTGTTCATCAGCGCAGGGTGTCGGCTAATCCTGGCTCCATCGAAGACATCCCCGTTGAGGATCAAAGTCTGTGCCTTAAACTCGGTTAGCAACTTGACGAATGCCTTGTGAGCTACAGTTGATTCGCCTGGCCAATAGTGACAATCGCTGGCAATGAATACATGGCCATTGTCTACCGTGTGATCTATAACCCTGCGATTCTCTGGTATGTAAGTATTGCGGCGGCTATCCTGGGGTGCGGCATAGGTTGGCAGGGAGATACCGTACTGTATTTGGATCTTGGCCTTGCGCGATCCAAACGCCCTGACAGACATACCAACGTGTTCAGCAGCTATCTTGGTGCTGCCAAACCGTTTCATCGCCGCAATAATTTCCTCGTCAGAGATTCTTTTTAGTGCCACGGATTCTCTCCAATTTCATCTCATCGATTGGCCCGTGCGAGCTGGTGTCGTACATACACGCAATCTCCACGGCCTCGCGTGGGCTCTTGCCCAGGTGCATTGCACCCATTGCGTACCCGGCTCCGGTACCAATTGCAAAGAACGGATTCTTAATCGGCACGGGTATGACTGAGCTCTCGTATACCCACAGCCCCTGTGCGTTTAGCATCAGAATGCTGATGTCGGTATCCGAGTCCAGGTCACCGCCCTGGTCTAGCACCTGGTAGAACTTGAGCAGTTTCTCAAAGTCACCGGCACCGCCGTAGATACAGCCCTTGCCACGGCGCAGTTTGTTTATCAGATAGTAGCTGTCATCGGAACTGACCATTGAGTCCGCGGCCATCTCACCTGTCAAAAAATTTGCAGCAATGGTTGTCACCAGGCACCCATTAGTTTGAATGTTCCATAGATGATTGCGGACAGCGCAAAGATAATGATCCAGGTCAGCCGCTCTTCAGCTCGCAGACGCTGGAACTCATGGTCAAGTATTTTGTTTTCTTTTCGCATCTGTGTGATCAATGCCTTTACCTCTGTGACCGCAGCTCTGCCAAACTCTTTCTCAACGTCCTGGTACATACCCTCTTCAGCTGCCCTAATCTTTCGCACCTCGCGGTACTCGTTGGCGGCATCGATGAATACCAGGTCACCTCGCCGTTGCAGCTGGAGCTGCTTGCGCTTCCAGGCTATGCGAGCTCGGGCCTCCTCATCGAGAAAGCTGGAGACCTCGGCCCCGGTTTGCTTGATCTCTCGGCCAACCTTGATGGCCTCTTTGATGCCACCCAGGGCCTGCCTGGCTACGTCTGCGGGGTTCCCTGGGTCAGGTAGCTTTGTCACGGGTGAGCCTGTATCCAATGCGTTGTAGGTACAGGCCAGCTGCCACCAATAACCTGCCTAAAAATTTCACAGCTTTGCAACCAGGCCAATCAGCAAGTTGATTGCCCAGCCCATTGCGCCGATCAAACCTATGGTTGCACCGATCAGCCCAACCTCGATGCGCTTGAGCCTGGCGTTAGTCGAGCGGAACTGTAGCTCAATGCCAGCGTATCGCTGGGCGCATACCTGTTCGTGAGTGTCGAGCTGGCCCTTGACCTGGTCTGCCGTTGTCATACTAAGCACCTATCTTGTCCATGATTTCGTCAAAGCTCTCAGCCACCTCCCAAGAGTTACCGTTCATGCCGTAGCAGACACGAACCTCTGTGCCATCTTCTTGGGTGTGCTGGAAGACTGACGCAATCAGGTCTGTGTTGATAATCAGACCCTCACCGATGCGGCCTTTTGCGGCGTTAGTTAGTTTGATAAGTTTCACGCTATCTCCACCCAAGAGGTTGTGGCCTCATCCCATGAGTAACGCTTGTCATCCGTTGGGTAAGGTACTGGCGATTCCCACAGGCAGGTGGTCTCGTTTAGCAACCAAGACGCATAGGGTTTTGGAGGAATGAACGCATCCCGCCCAGCATCATAGGTGTAGCCTAGTCCCGCATAGTTCTTGCGGAACGGGGTTCCACCTAGCGCATGAACGCCACCGTGAGTATTGTAAGAGGTCTGTTTGTAGACATCGCCTGTACGGGCAGAGAGTTCTGCCTCTTTGCCGTTGTCCTCGTCACGACCAACCGTGACAAAGATTACGACATTGTTCTCATCGAGTTTTGCAAAGTGTGCCAATTATTTCTCCTTAACTAAAAGTTACTGTTTCTGATGTGGTTGATGTAGCAGTCACGGTGTAAATCTTAAACCCACCAGATGTTGTGGAGGACTGTGTTACACCGCCTGAGAAGGTAGCTGTGCGAGTATCTGGTATTTTGATAACAACAATTCCAGAACCACCGTTGCCACCCGCAGTAAATGCTCCACCACCATTTTCGGTAGAGCCACCACCGCCACCACCGCCTGTATTTGCTGTACCAGCGGTTCCAACAGTTGTAACGCCACCCGCACCTCCACCACCAGATGCGGTTCCACCAGTTGCGGTTCCACTTCTACCTCCACCGCCACCACCACCGCCACGGGTAACTGACGAACCTGTAATTGTTGACGCTACTCCAGCCCCGCCAGCACCACCTGCCGATGCGGTTGTATTTCCTCCAACGCCACCAGCACCACCCCCACCAGAAGATATGTAGGTATCAGATGCCGTGCCGCCACCATATCCTTGATTAGCAGTTCCAGAACCACCTGTTCCGCTAGTTGCATCATTTGCTGCCCCACCGCCAGAACCGCCAGTTACACCATTTATGGTAGAAAATGATCCACCACCACCCCCGCCAGTAGAAGTGATAGTGCTTAAAACCGAATTGGAACCGCTAGTTCCTTTATTCGCATTATTTGTTGACCCTGCGCCACCACCGCCAACTGTAACTGTATAAGAAGTATATGTAACTAATGACAAAGAAGATTCTGCGGAAGCACCACCGCCGCTTGTACCAGCACTAGTACGGTAGCCGCCTGCTCCACCACCACCGCCAGCCCTTCCACCACCACCACCGCCAGCCAATACTAAGAAGTCAGCGGTAAATCCTGTCTTGCGATTAAACGTCACAGTCTCACTTGTCGTGCTAGTCGCAGTCACAGAGTAGATGTTGAATCCGCTGACCGATGTAGACAGAGATGAAGTTACGCCACCAGAGAATGTCGCAGTTACGTTGTCAGGTACTTTGATAATGACAATGCCAGAGCCGCCTGCGCCACCATTAGAACCGGACGGTACTGTATATCCACCAGCGCCACCACCGCTTCCGGTATTAGCGGTTCCAGCGCCCCCGGCAGACGCATTGCTTGAACGACCAGTTCCGCCTCCGCCTGTTCCGCCCGAGCCTCCTGTGCCGCCATATGAGCCTCCACCCCCGCCAGCCGCACGGGTAACGCTTGAACCCGTAATAGTGGAAGCAACTCCGTTACCACCATTCCCAGCGGTTCCTCCGCTGGCATTTGAACCAACTGCACCTGCGCCGCCTCCGCCACCACCAGACCCATAACCATCGCCACCGCCAGAATTTGATCCACTACCTCCGGCATAACCTTGATTAGCAGTTCCAGCACCGCCGGTAAAAATTGTCCCACCACCGATATTTGAACGACCACCTCCACCACCGGAACCTCCGCTAGTACCATTAGCGCCGCCAAATGCTTGAGATGACCCGCCGCCTGTAGAAGTAATGGTTGATAAAACAGAATCACTTCCTTGACCACCATATCCACTAGAAGCGCTACCAGCGGTTCCTCCGCCACCAACTGTTACAGTATATGCAGTTCCAAATGTGATACTAAGTTTTGATTCTGCGGATGCACCACCACCCGATGTTCCAGCAGAAGTGCGATATCCACCTGCGCCGCCACCACCACTAATTGCACCACCACCACCGCCACCACCAGCAATCACCAAGAAATCGGCCTGTGCGCCAGCAAGGAAAGTAACAGTCTCGCTAGTAGTAGATGTAGCCGTTACTGTGTATACGTTGTATCCAGCAACCGCAGTAGATAAAGTTGAAGTTACACCAGATGAGAATGAGGCATAGTGCGTAGATGGGATTTTGATGATAACGACACCAGAGCCGCCTGCCGCACCCGGAGTTACACCAGAGTTTGCACCGCCCCCACCACCACCACCCGTGTTAGCGGTTCCAGCCGCCGCTGCAACGCTAGGACTTTGTGTGCCTCCAGCACCGCCACCTCCAGATGCAGTTCCTCCAACCGAATTTCCACCGCCGCCACCGCCGCCAGCCCTAGTTACTGATGAGCCTGTAATAGTCGAGGCGGTTCCAGAACCACCATTTCCACCGTTAAATGATGCGGCGCCATTAGAGCCAACACTACCAGAGCCTCCACCACCTGCACCACCAGCACCACTAGTAGTGTCTCCGCCGTTATTACCTTGAGAAGGAGAAGTTGATGGTGTATTACCAGCGCCTCCTGTTGCTCCAGAATATCGAGCGCCACCACCAGAACCGCCTGCTATTCCGTTTACATTGCCAGCCGAGCCGCCACCTCCACCGCCAGCCGATGTATTTGTAGAAAAAACTGAATTAGAACCGCTTGAACCTCTTACATTAACAGTTCCAGAGCCACCACCACCCGCACCTACGGTTACTGTGTACGCTGTTCCAACGCTTAATGTTTGAGAAGAAAAACTACGGTATCCACCTGCGCCACCCCCTCCAGCCAAATCAAACCCGCCACCGCCACCACCCGCTACTACAAGGTAGTCAGCAAGGATAGTCGGTGCGCCTTGCCCAGCAAGAAGAATCTGAAAGATTCCAGTCATTTATGACACGTTCCCTGTGATAACGCAGACGGTACTAGAGATAAATAGGATTGTGCAGACACCTCTAGTCGCAAGGGTAACGCTTGCCTTGTCCGAATCTGTACCCGCAATGTAAGCGGTTGTGATTGTGCAAGTAATCGTTATGTTTCCAGAAGTATTGTTAAAGATAGAGATTGCATCGCCCTCTGCAAATGTAGCGTCAGGGATTGTGATTGATCCACCAGAGCCAACTTGCACATACTCACCAACATCGGTTGTCGCAAGAGTGTAGGAGCCTGTCTTAGTTCCTACCGGCGGGATGTTGATGTAGCCTAATGTTGCAGTCTGAGCCGGTAAAGTAATCGTTGTAGTACCAGCGGCAGCGGCAGCATTAAGCGTAGACGTTCCGCTGCTGGAGCCATTAAGTTTAAGATTGCCAGAGTTAAAGCTCTGAGCTGCTGTGAACGTCTGGACTACGTCAGTCTTAGCCGTGTCTGCGTCATATGCCTGTACGTCTGTGCCAATGGTCAAGCCAAGCGAGGTCTTTAATGTAGCGCCAGACTCGACTACGAAGTTTGTACCGTTGCCAATCACTACGCCATTGTCTGTCGGGGTCAGCCCTGCAATGTCAGCTAGCTGTGCATCGTATGCCTGAACTGTTGAGCCAATGTTGCTAGCCATCAAGACGTTGCTACCCTCAACCGCAATCACCCCGGCAGATGCACGGGTTACGGTTGTATCAGACGCATTGCCAATGTTGACCGCTGTAAACTGAGGGCTATCACCAGTACCCAAACCAAGGTTTGTGCGGGAAGTTGATACGCTCGCAACGTCAGACAGGTTGTTTGATACCTGAAGCAGGCCAGCCCCAGAGGAATAGGCAATTACCCACGCCGATCCGGTGTAGACCTTCATACCCGGCAGAACCGTGTTGAAGTACAGAGCTCCAGCTACTAGAGCGTTGCCATCGTTATCCAGACTTGGGTCACTAGACTTGGCACCTAGGTAACGGTCATCGAAGTTATCGTAAGCCGCAAGCGTTGAGGCTAAAGCCGAAGCAGCGGAAGCTGCGTCTGCGGCTGCGGCAGATGCGCTAGTCGAGGCATTGCTTGCAGAGGTTGCCGCATTAGAGGCCGAAGTGCTTGCATTGCTAGCCGAAGTTGAGGCGTTGGATGCGGAAGTGGATGCGGAAGATGCGCTGGCCGCTGCTGCCGTGGCTGATGAGCTGGCTGCGGCTGCGTCAACCAGTAACGCCCACTTACCAATGTCGGCATTGCTCGAAAGCGGCAAGGAGCCAGACGAAGTGTGCGGGGTTAGAACCTGGTAGATGTTATCGTTGGTTGTATCCTTGGCAATGTCTCGCTGGTTGTAAGCCGTGCCTGCCGCCCAGTTCCCACGGTTAGTACCAATGTAGTCCACCGCCGCAGGGTTGCCATTGCTGTCAAAGGAGAGCACCTTGCCAGCCCGTGAGGTTGCCCGTGGCAGAGTCATGCTGATACTGGTTGGGTCAGTCTGCGGAGCCTTTAGAGCCCGGTCTACGCCCTCTGCATTTTGCTGGGCAAAGATGGTCAAACTATCGAGCTCATCATTAATTGTATTGGCAAACAGATCACCGCCCGTCACAAAGTCCGAGGTGCGCTGAATCGCCCGGTCACCAACGATGGCAATCTGCGTGGCCCCGGTGGGGCTGGCCGTCAGGGTCACATAGCCAGTACCGTTGCTGTTGATCGTAACCGTGTAGTCCGTGGTCAGCGTCAGCAGGGTATCGTCCTTGTACACAGAGATATCTGTGTTGGCCAGGATCTCAAAGGTGAATGAGTACGGCCCGGTGCCAGAGGCAGCGAGCACTACTCGGCGGGTGACGTTGCTAATAGGGACTGCCATGTTGGTTTCCTTTCAATACGCAAATTTAGTGGTTATTTGCCCTCAATGCGAATAAATTCTTTATTACGGCGAACCAGTTTTGCCAGTTCTGGGAACTCAATCTTTTCGTCCAGGAACCCGGCCTCGTCCAAATTTGCTGCCTCGCCCTGGCCAGCATCTGGACTTGGGTCAAACCCAATCATCCGCAACTTTGCAATCCGTCTGTAGTTGCTGGTCAATCGATCCACAAACTTTTGCATCTCGCCCTTGGTAAAGGATTCGCCTGCGTTTATAGCGTCATCCCTGGCCTGCTTTAGCTCAAACGGTATTGCCTGCTCCAGGTTTCTTTCTTGCCCGTCAGACCCGGTTATTTTCACCACCTGGCCATAGAGCTCTTTATATCGGTTGAATTGTTTAGCCGATAGCTTTACGCCATCCCATGTATCGCGTGGACGGGATATTCCGTAGTCAATTGATGCAAGTGCCTCGTCTGCCAGGCTGCGCTTACCAACAGTTACGCTGGTTATTGGACTATAGTTTGCCCAATAATCCAGACCGCGATTCTCTACTTTACGAACCCGGCCAAGACTGTCGAGCTCTGGCTCTAAAGACTGAGACAAGTAAGGAATTCTGCTGTGAACAAAAGCTCTTTGTTCGGCAAAGAATCTCATGCCTAATGGTACGTCTGCCTCTGATGGTCTAGTAGATCTAATGGTTGGATCGGTAAGCCGTTCCATCTTTGCCATTAGACTAGAGTTAAGAAACCCTACGCCAGGCATACCCGTAAATAAATAATTTGTATATTGTTTAGCAAACCTATCAAAAACCTCAACCACCTTTCGGCCACCGTCTTCTTGCCTGCTTTTGAGAATGCTAACCATATCTCCAATACCTTGCATTGCAGGCAAGTTAGTCATGTATTCGGCAGATGCTCCAGATCCAGCAAGAACCAAATTCATAATCATTGACTCGTCTGGCTTACCTCTATGGAACTTAAGCGCATCACCAATGTCAGCTCCGACATTGAGCGGCAATGAGATTGGGTCAATTCTTGCATAGCTAATAAATATGTATCCCTCAAGCGGCCCTTTACCAGTAGTTACTTTTGTTAATTCCGAAAGTTTGCTTAAGTTTGCAAAGCTGATTTCATCTTTTTTATAAATCAATGATCGCCGCTGGTAGCCAAGCTTTTCTAGGGCAGCAAGGTCTTCTGGTTGGTCAGGGCCAGAACCAGTAACTCTGTTAGTCATTGAAAGATACGCAAACGTGGACGCAGCCAAACCACCAGCTGATAGTCTGGCCATTGCTAGGTCTCGATATCTACCGCCCTTATCATAATCATCCCAGAACCGTGGGCTCAAAAGATTGAAACCTGGTAGCCTGGCTGATGATTCAATGAATAGATTGGAAATTGTTTTTGCAAAAGGAACAAATACCTTAAGACCTGGAACTTGAAACATATCATTAAGTTTCCAGTAAAACTCACCAAGCTTTGTAGAGCGATCAAACTCTGTGGCCAGCTGCGATTGCTTGCGGAAATTCTCAACGCTAGCAGCCATAGTTGCTGGACGCTCATCCATTAACGCAGCTACTAGTCTTTGTGTTTCTTTTAAGGCATCTGCATCGGTCATACCGGATGCAATTAACTTGTCGTACTCAGTATTTGCAAAACGCCACGCATCTTCATGCAGCTGCATTCTTGCAGATATTCCACCGATATATTCGTCAGCTCCGCTGATTGCCCTAAATACTGACCCATGAAAAAACCCAAGGTAATCCAAACCCTTTCCAATCCAGGTGTTGGTTAAATCAGGGGTTCTGTAAATCTCTTTTCCAAAATCAGACACGCTACCCAAGATTGGGGAGATAGGTAATGTTGCTATATTGCCGACACGAACTGGAACATCTGAAAAAGCTTCTGCTGACAATGGGCTTATTTTTACATCACCCTTTACCGTTGCTCTTTCGCCAGTTCTAACAACGTGCTTTAGTAAATCCCATCCATCTAAAATTCCGTTTGCCAATCCAGATGTCCTAGCAAGAACATCGCCCATAAAGAATCTGTCTTCACCTGCGTTTGGAATTATTGCCTGGCGAACTTTTCCGTATCCAACAGCAAGCGTCCTTTCAACCGGAGAGAATGGGCCAAACAAAGCACCGCCAACAAAGTTGTAAGCGTGGCTATCTGGGTTGGTCAAAAGATTGCTTTGGTAAGTGAACATAAATGCATCACTTAATTTTTTACCAAAGCCAACCTCGAGCAATTTGTTTTTGCCAGCTCTTGTTGGGCTAAGAAGATAAGCCTCTGCCAATCGAGAAAGCGATTCGTCTCCACCAACCTCGTCAAGAATTGCGCGTATATCCGTTGGCTTAAACCCTGGCCCTCTGTCTTGAACCCTCTTAAAGACATTCATTGTTCTGGCAATATCAACTGAGATGCCCTTTAGGTTTTTAGCAATATTGTCGTGGTAAGCCATTTGCTGGCGCAGCCGTAATTTGCCGGTGTCATCTAATTGGCCAGCAGCCATCTTGGCAAACAGGTCATCTAAAAGAGCTGCGCTATCGTCATGTAGCTTTAAAACCCCGGCAGCTTGCTGGGCCAGCTGTGACCCACCAACCGTGGATTCCATTGGGAGGCCCTGAAGAATTCTCTGGGCCTGGGCCTCTGGAACCCCGGCGTTGATAGCCCTCATGTAAATTGAGCGGATAGACATCTCTGGCTCATCTTTGAGCACAGCCTCCGCAGCCGAGCGCACCGTGGCCTGCATCGTTTCGTTGTCAAACGGTAGGGTACTAATTGGCGTTTCAGTAACACCGGCCTCTGCTTGAGCTTTGGTGGGGCTAGGAGCACCAGGCTCGCCACCGGCCTGAATTATTCTTTCCCGCTCCGCGGCCTGCTGCATCATCCTTTCGCCCGAGACCGGAGCTGGTGCCTCTGCTTTTGGAGCTGCTGGCGCAGCCTGGGCAGCCTCGGTTGGCGCAGGTGCAGCTGGTGCTATAGGCAACGGGTCTGGAGTTACCTTTGGGTCTACTTTAGATTTAACACCCTTTTTTACAATCGGAGCTAATACTTCTGGCGCAGCTGCTTCAGATATAAACTGAGCCCCGGCCTGTATTGGTTTTGTTATTAGTCCGGTTCCAAGCTCTACTAACCTACCAAGACCGGCCACCTGTACAGGCTCGCTGTTTTCTAGGTTTCGCTCACCATCAGAGATTGGAGTAAAGCTTTCGTTGGTTGGATCTTCCGCTGGCTGATTAGTTGCCAGCAGCTCATCCAATCGCTGGGTGATAGGAGGAAGTGCCATTATCCAAGTCCTTTATTCATTGCGGCCAGGTCAGCAAGATTGATGGCCGGGCCTTGAAAGTCTGGGTTTCCGCCAACCTCCCACCAATCATCAAAAGGAATGCCTTCCATCTGGTATTGATCTTCATTTGGAAACTGTTGCACAAAATCCTCTAAGGGTAGCGGTTTTCCATTGATCATTTCATTTGCTCCTGAATTGATTGGCCAGTATTAATAAGGTTTTCTTGTGGTTGCCCAGAAGATATAGGAATAATCTTATCTTGTTTGGTCTGTTGTTTGGCAATCACCACTTCTGTATTGGTTGGTATTAACGGGCCTCGTAATGGTTTGCCACTTTTTTCGCTAACGCCTGGACTCGGGCCACGCAAGAATCTTTTGCCTGTTTCATCTTTTTGGAACTTAGGGTCATATTGAACAAAGAACCCATCTGATTTTATGGCGGCTTCAGCTTCTTTTCGTGTAATAGCTTTATTCTTTAAACCAATAATTACACCGTCAAAGCCTGGTGGTTGAGCATCCATTGGCCTAAAGTCATAACTATCGCCATCGATGACTTTGTATATCTTGCCTGTCTCTTCATCTCTAACGCTTTGTGGCAACGCTTTTTTATTGCTAAATGCCATCGCTACGTTTTGTCCACTATCAAGCCATTGGCGCATCTGGGGCCAATTAGCGTATGGATTATCAACGTCTACTGTCAAACCATTCTGCCCTGCTTTTTGAAACAGGCCAGTAGAGCTGTAGGTGTAATGATGATTAGGAGCAATTGGTCGATATTTCATTTTTGTGTAATCGTAAAAGATTACATCTGGATGTTGCTTAATTAATGTTTCGTGAATCTTTGGATTGACATCAGATAGCACGTTTAAACGCACAGCTAACACGTTGCCATTTTTTGCTGCCTTTTCTTTTAAAGAAGTAATTTCGTTGCTAAGCTTTATTGCAAAAGCTTCTGGCTCATGCAACATACCCATAGTCATTCTAAAGCCACGCAAGCGAGACGGCCCCATAGCATCAAGGTCAGCACCGCCTCCAAATATGTAATAACCGTTGGCGGTCTTGCCAAGGCACTCTTTGACGCATGATCTGTGATTTGGGCAGGTGTTGTACTTCCCAACCTTTAGGGCTGGAGCCAAAGCAAGACCAGCATTTTCAACACCTCGGCCATCTGGAAGCTTGATTGGCTCGCCGCCAGGAACTCCAGTTTCTGTTTTCTTGAGCTTGCCGTTTGATGTCAAAAGCTTATTAGTTTGACCTTTGACATTTACACCAAGATAAGGGGCTAGCGTTTCATTTGAATTTATTGCTAATTCCCTTTTTTGCTCAACAGACAATCCTGGCAATCTAGCTAATGAGCTGTTGAACGATTGCGCCAATGTGCTATCGGTTGGCTCAACCCTCATTTTTTGATTTAGCATTTGCTCAAACGAAAGCTCTCGCGGATTTGTTGGAGTAACCAATTCTTTTTTAAGTGCTTTTTGAGAATTAACGTATTCTTTAACAAGAGCTGATTGTTCTTTGGTTAACTTAGACCCAACGTCTGCTTCAAGCTTTTTAATAATTGCAGCGGGTTTTAATCCTTGGTCTGTATATAAACGCATATTGTTGCTAACAATTTTTGCGTTTTGCTCTTCAAGGCTCTGAGATATTCTGTCCTGATAGGCTTTTGTGTTTGCCCATGCTTCGGCCGCAGACCGCAGCTCTCCTTTTAAAGTTATTGCCCCAACAGGTGCGGTTGTCCTTATCTCTTGAGCCATACCCTTAACAGCCCCAACCCCAGCTTTAACAGCCCTGGCTGCCAGGAACGGGTCAGCAAGTACCTCACCGGCCAACTCCCCACCAGCTGCGGCCTTTTCCCGCATTGCCCTGTCAGTAGTAACGCCAGGCGGTATTACTGGCGGCAACTTAACGCTGCCGAGCGGTGCGCCAGGCAACAGCCCAATGCCTTCTCTCTCAACGTCTTTTGATGTCTGTAGCAATGTTGGCGATTCAAAAGCACCGGCAGACCTTTTCACCCGCTCTACAAAACCGCCGCCCTGGTTATCGGTTATAAAGTTTTTAATAAACGTACCGAGCTGCTCAACATCCCCGCCAAAGCCAGCCACAGCCTTTACCCCACCACGGCTCATACCGGCCAGGCCATCGAGCACTACCTGGCCCATTTGGGCCGGTGTCATGCTTTGGGCATCAGCTGGTAGCGTCATGCCGCCTTGGGCAAGAAACTCTTCAGCTGCGCCGGTAGCAGGGGTAACCTCTTCTGGAGGTGTAGCCTGTGGCGCAACACCAGTAATGTCAATTCTGAGCGGAGGATAAGCCCGATCAAGGGCGTAGTCTAGATATCCGGTATCGTCATCATTCATCTGATAGTACTCAATTCTTTTCGTTGTTTATCAAGTCCAATCATTTTTTGTTCAATGTCATCAATCTGAGAATCACTAAAGCCATCCCTACGCAATGCTGTTTTTACGTCTGCGGTCAAACCAACAGCTTCTCCGTCTTTGCTATATTTCATTTCAATGTTATTAAAATCAATATTGCTTTTTTTAACTGTTCCTTGCGGCCCATAGGAAGAGATTAAGCTTTCCGTAATATTGTCAATTTTCCTAGACTGAATACTTTCCCTGCGCTTAACAACAAGTTTATTTGCAATATCTCTTTTAGATGGTGCCGGGCCTTTTGAGCCTCCATCTTTCCACGCTTGCGTTTCCTGTTGAAATCCGTCTTCAACATTTGAAATAAATTTATAGTAATCCTGTTGCTGGCGTTGGCTAATGTTAGTTTGCCCAGGAACAAGTCTTGCTTGACCCCTGGCAATTCCTTCAATGTCATTCTCAACTGCGCGATTACCGGAGTACCAGTTATCTTGCAATTCAGAAAGCCTGCGAATCCCAACTCCAAGTGACCGCCCTCGATTTTGAAAATCAGCCAAGCTAGTAATTAAGCCTTTTTGAATTTCATCCTTAAGCATCATTTCGCCCATTACGTTTCTTGGCTCTGCGCTAGAAACCTTGTTTGGCAACTCGGCTACATATTCTGGCGATACGGCACCAGAGCGAATAGCAATGGCTCGCAACTTTTCTAAGGTTGCTGGTTTTGGAGAGCTAAAGTAATCAGCGATTAATGAGCGAGCTTCTGTCTCATCTCCAGATTTTTTAAGCTCTGCTTCAGCTTTTAGAATATCTGTAGATTCAACAAATCGTTTTTTGATTGCTGTGCGGATAGCTGACTTTTGTTCCTCTGTAAAAGACATGACATCCCTGGTGTATTTGCCATAATCTCCAGCGGCCATCTTTGCGTTAAGGATTGTCATGTTGCCCTGAGATAGCTCATCTTTTAGATATTTAGCAACAACATTGATTTTTGCTGCCTCTACAGCTTTTAAGAACTGCGTCATTTTTTCATCAGATGAACCTGGATTCATTCTTGCAACATTAAACATCTTTGAAAAAATAGATTGCTCTTCTACGTTTCTAGTTGTTCTTGCTTGCTCTCCCATTGCGGGGTCTTCATATGATGCTGTTGTTTCCCATAGCCGTTCAATTAGTTTTGTGTTTTGCTTTATTGCATCATCTGTTATTACGTTTCTGGCGGCACTATAATTCTTGAGCATCATGTCCGTGCTCTTGGCCATCAACGCTTTTCCAGAAGATGTAATCGACTGAATTAAACCAGCGGCCTGGGCAACATCCCTACTAAACAATGGTTGTGCAAATGATTCTAGAGAGCGAATTTCACTTTGTAGTTCACGGACATCTGTAAGCTGACCAGTAGAAACCAGGGTGTCTAAATCATTAACTTTCTTTGCGACTTCAAGCTCTAGCTCTGATCGCATTTGGGCAGCAATGATTTTGTCTTCTTTGTCTTTGCGTTCTTTAATTTCTCCAAACGCAAACTGCATAAGCTGGTCTAGTGACTTCCCAACAGCCTGTGACGTACTGGCCATTGGAAAACTCATGCTTGGGACATCCGCTGAGATGACCCCTAATTCTTGGTATCTAGGTATGCGTGCCATTATGTTGGTACAACCATTCTGGTTTCAACTGGTGCTGGAACAAGATAGTTATAACTTGTTCGATCAAAGCCGCCGCCCTTGCCTGCGGTTGCACCGGCCATCAAAAGCTTGGTAGCCGCATCTAACTTGCCAGATGTTTTTGCTTGCTGGGCAGCAGCTAGATTAGATGCCAAGGCAATGTCTCCAGCTCGTATTGCTGCGTCTGCGTCATCTAGATAAATCTTGAACTCTCGCCCGGCAGCTGTTTCGTTGGCAGCTCTAACAATGTCTGTTGACCCACTAAAAGGATCAACACCACCAGCAAATCCTTTTGCCGTTAGGGTGGCATTAGTCTGCTTGAGCCGTTCTAAAACCTGGTTGGCCTTTTGCTGGTACTGGATCGCCCGGCGGTCATACTGGGTTTGCTCTAGCCTGCCCTTTAGCTCTAGCTGCTTGCCCTGAATCTGGCCTTGCTGGTATGAGCTGTAAGCGGACATAACAGACGCGGCCACAGCTGCGGCGGTAAACGGATCGTTCTGAACCCTGCTCGATCCAGGTGGGTTGTGTGGGTCACCAATCGGCAACCCGTGGACGTTGATATCAAATCTGCTCATGTCATGCCCCAGGGTATGTAGATATCTTGTACTCTAAACCTAGCAAAGTCATCTTTAGCGGAATAGTTTGCCTAATAGTGATCTTACCTTCTGTCGTATATCCGAGAATGCTGTCGATAGTTTTTGTGCCAGTAAAGAGAGGTACGGGGTCATCGAGTGTGTCTCCTGTGTCAAAGCTTCTAAAAGGTAATTCGTTGTCATTGACAATCAAATGCTGGGTGTCTTTGACAATAGCGTTTACTTCAATAATCCGTTTCTGGTATGCGAGCCTGGTGCCAGCTGCAATCTTGATATCTGCTGGCATGGTGACCGCCTGGGTAGTAAAGTTAAGACCTACCTGGTATGAGCTAGCAGCTGATCGCGGGAACGTCACCGTGCCGCCACCAGGTACTGTCTGAGCTGCCTGCACCGCGCCATCTAAAACAACCTGCACAGACTTGGCCACAAGGTGGGACATCGATACAGACGCAGCTGCGCCGCCAGACTTGGCGCAATCAAGTTGGAGGCTATCATCGAATACCTCAACGTAATACTGAGTCGTACTATTTATCGTACGTTTCACCACCGTATAAATAGTCGTAAGGTCTACGCCAACATCGATGTATTCACCATCGGTTGTAAACTCGGACGGCGCAATTACGTTTTGCACCCGCAACATAGAAAATGCAGCGATTGTTCCACCTGTGCTGTTAACGATAAACAGTAAATCATTTTCATCGGTAGCTACTGACCGGCGCAGAGCCATCCTTGTGGGAGACTTTAGTAAATGGCCAGCCAGTAGCGATATCTTGCTTGTAACGTAGGTCAATTGCGTATCTGTAAACGCAAACTCATTGAGTGACTTTCCCTGTCGCTGCAAAAATAGCGTGCCTGATTCAAGCTGCTGGACACGGACACCCTCTTTGGCACCATTGCGGGTAACCGCCTTCATAAAGAAGTTGGTTGGCGTGATTGGCTCTAGCCCCTCTTGTGGGCAATAGAACTCACCGCCGGTTGTAAAGATTTGCAGGTCTCGGCCAGAAGTTACATCGACAATTGCATTAAAAGTGTTGGTGTCTAGCGTAGCCTCCACCGCATCATCGTCCAGACCTTCGGTTGGCTCAAAGTCAAAGAATAGCCCTACCTTAGAACCCCATACGGTTGATGGCCGTGACTTAGACCCGGCAAAGAAAAGCCTTCCCTCATGGAACGTAACCGAGCGCGGCCACCCCTTCCCGGATGACCACACAGCCTCGTAACCAGATTCATATTCCCATGAGCCGTTTGCAATGGCAGAGGTATTAAAAAACGGAAACTCAACTATTGCGTCAACA